TTGCATGAGCGGTCACATAACCAGCATACCCCCGCACGCATCCTGTGAAAGAAGTCCCGGTTTTACCTGAATATGAGATGATCTCACCACCAACGGCAAACACACCTGTTGAGGTAAAAGTAGAAGCATCCGCTACGTTGATGGTTGATGTGGCGTACTGAATTACCCCCGTAGATGCGACATGCGAAGCAGCGGTAGACCCACTAGCAGCGCGAGTACACCCCGTCAGAGTCGTAGCAGTCACCCCCGAGTAAGAAATGATCTCGCTGTCAATCAAAACACTGCCCGAAGCAGCGAGTGTGGCTGTGCTGGCTACGCTGATTGTTGTCACAGCGTTATCTATTGCAGCCGACAATATGGTATTGCCGACGGTGGCCAAAGCACCGTTTAGGGTAGTTGTGTATAACGGCCCAGTTGAGCCGCCCCAACCACCAGCACCCCACCCCAGACCGATGGTAAACACATCACCACCAGTTGTAATTTGAAACGCAAAAGTAGCCGCGCCTGTCGTACCCGCAGTCACTGTAACGGTAGAGGCGACATAGACTTCTATAGTGAACGTGGAACTGTTCACATATGTCATTTGAAACTCGGCGTTAAGGTTTGCCGCAGGGATGCCGTTGACTGCGCTGGCCACCCCTGAGATAGTTACAAAGTCTCCCGTCTGCCCGCCATACCCCGCCACATTACAAGTTACGGTGACATACCGATTTGTGCCAGACGAGGATGCAGTGGTGGTAAACGCATTCGAGGCAACATTGACCGCAGCGGGAGGAATACCCGTCAGAGGCGTCACATCATAAAAGGTGCCGCCAGTCCCGTTTTGAATATAGTACTTGAGGTTTGTGCCCAGGCCTAGCAAGTTGTACCCGGATAACGTGATCCAATTCCACAGAGAGCGGCATACACCCCACATCGTGCCCGTGGGAGGCACATACGTTGCGGCAAGAGGGCCAGCATCCTTCACCCAACCGCCAATTTTTTCTGGCATACCAGAACGAAAGCGCACCTTGTTAGTCTGCCACCACCCGCCTTCATTGCCGTAGTTGGTGCTTTCTCGGTTGGTTCCCGGCCTGAATGCAAGTTTCTGTAAGGGCATTTCGATTCCTATGACAAGAACATGGCTCGTTCGTCAATCCGACGGTTTTGCAGCCCTTTGAGTATTTTCCCACCAGCCATGCAATACTTCAATAGTTCTTCCGCAGCACCCGCTTTATCGCCCCGAAGCAGCTTTTGACGAAGCGTTGAACGCTGGAGTGTTCCAAGACCGACATTAAAACTAAAGCTAACAAGGCTATCATACATACCTTGTGTAAGGGGAACGGGGCAGAACTGAGCCACTCCACGCTCAAACCTTGCAAGATCGCTTCTGAGAATCCCATCTACTTCTTCCTTTGAAAAAACCCGGCTATCTTCTGGGCGAAGAGGGTAAGCTCCTCTTTGATCCATTGGTATCTTAGCTTGGTCTGGGTAAAGTACATGTCCAACTCCTATTGTCCAAAGCAGGGCTGGGCACCGATACGGCTTGTATCGAATGCCCTCGTGGTGGCAGATGACCTTGATGGCCTCTGGGCTGAGCTTCATTTGCCGAACGCCCTGCCACCGAAGTGAAACGCAATAATCGAAGCGAACAGAGCCTGGGTTTCATCATCCCACAGTTGGTTTGCCATTTCCGCAAAGCTTACGCTGTTGGTGAAGCCATGCCAGATCAAGGCACAGTCAATGCCCACCAGAAGCAGGAAGAAGCCGTAGGTGATGACTGGCCGTACCGATGCCCTCAGATTCTTCATCCAGACGCTTGTGCCCTCGTTTAAGGCCGTGTCGTGGGCGTATATGGCCTGCATCTCAGCCTGTTGAGCGCCAATCAGGGCTTGCTTCTCATTGGATTTGGTTTCCATCTCCAGTTGCTCTGACTTGATATGCTCAACCCGCTCCTGGGCTTCAAAGCCCAGTTTTCGCATTTCTAACTCCCGCTGAATCTGAAGCTGGGCCAGGGCCATCTCATGCTTCTTGTCGCTGCGGTCTTGGAAGAACTCCAGCAACTTGGGCAAGCCACCCATCAGGAAAGAGATCAGGGTTGAAAATAGGGTCAGCATTACTGTTTACTCCTTGAAAGCATTGTTGCCGCTATGAGCAGCAGGTTGTTAATCTTCTCCATGTCTTCTGGCTGTTCGGCCCATCCAACGGTAATCTGTCCAATGAACCTGCTTGGATCAGGCGGCACACCCACTCTACACCCAAAGGTCATTCCCTTCTCAATGTACCAAAGGCCAATCTCACTCTGCGCTTGGGTGTAGCTTCCGCAGGTTATCTCTCCTGCCATCAGCGCCACCACATCCCTGTTGTTGGCTGCATTGGATGTAAACAGCCCAACATCCAGCCCGTCATTAATCTTGTCCCGGCCTTCCTTTGTGTAGGCTCTGTGTAGCACCCGTGTGCCAAACATGGGGTTGACCTTGAACACTGCCACAACCACTGCCCCAGTATGCTTGAACAGGTGTGACGCCGCATCCTCAATTCTGTCTTCTGCAATGGAGGGCATCTTCTGGTTCTCCCGGTATGCCCCCACCAACAATTCTTGGTTCTGCCAAAGAAAATACCCTGTAAACGTTACCACCCCCATCACCAGGATGGCGATCAGCTTGAATGGGCTGTCCACATAGGCCAGCACCTTGCTCAAGGTGTCATCTGGGTTCGGCTTCTCGTTTGGCATCTTCTTCAACCTGCTTACGCAGCTTTTCCACTTTTTCCATCTGGGCCTTGGCCTCTCGCTTCACAACCATCGTGTCCACATACATCATCCCAATAAGGGGCAAGATCAACACAAAGACAAACGCAAACAGCACTAAGACCAGAAGGTATCCAAACGACCCTGATGATTGAGGCTGATCATCCACATTAGGCATATCAGGTATCCGATTACGAAAGCCACCAGCAACGTTTCCAGTACCCTGTCCAGCATCTGATTTTTTAACCTTTGTCGCCGCCATGCCTTCACCCGCTTTTCGTGCAACTCCCGTGCCGCCTGCTCCGATTTCTGATCCAACAGCCGTTGATACTCTTCAACGATTTCCCGCCAGAGATCGGGCTGTCCCATTTCCCAGCGCACCATTCTCTCAAGATCGGCATAGAACTGCTTGGTCTGCCGCAGATACATCACATTGTCTATGGCTTGTGTGGCAAGATCGTCCTTTATCCCCCTCTTCTGATTCTCTTCACGCTGGTACTGAGCCTTCTCATGGCTGGCTTCTAACTCTGCGTGGCCCTTAAAAAAACTCGAAAGGGCTGTACCAACTTCACCTGTGATCTTTGACAGATCAGACCCGGTTTTCTTCAGGTCTTGGTAAACGCTGATGCAGCCCTTTATGCCTTCATATGCCCCTTTGCACAGGGCAAATGCAGTTATTGGATCAATGGCTGCTCCGCAGGCTTGGCCTCTTCAGGCATTGGCACTTGAGGAATGGCTTGCTCACGAATAGCTTGGATCATGTCAGCCACTTCAGCGTAAGGGCGTGTACCCAAATACTGCATGACGGCGTTCACAAGGCCCAATGTCAATTCAATTTTCTTGTCGTTCATAAGTTGCTCCAGAGTTACCGCTGTCGGGGCCAGCGGGTTGCCCTTTTTTAATTATGCCAGCCAAGGCAGTGGCGGGGTCACCACAGGTGGGTTGATGGCGTTGTCGATCTGTTGCTGTACAGCCGCCTCTGTAGCGTCCTTGTCCACGCCTGATGCCCAAATCCAGCCAAGCACTTGGTCTTGGGTCAGGTCAGCATACGGGGTGTAGGGTGAACCAGCGGTGTAGGTCACGCCACAAGTGCTGTAGACAGAACCGTTGTAGGTCTTGCCGTCTTGTACTTCTGTGCCGTTGCACTGCCAGTGAACTACAAATACAACATCTGTCTCCCCTTCAGCTTGCGGGTAACAGTTCATTGCGCTAATGTTCCAAACGATTGTTGACATGATTTACTCCTTTAATGGTTTATGTGTCTTGAGCCAATGGCGTATTGCCGCCTGCAATCCATTCTTGGTATTCAGCATGGTATTGCACAAGTTTCTCATCCGTTTTTTGTGCGTCTGTCAACTCTGTTGAAATGGGAATTAATGGTGATACATCAATTGTTTTTACAACATAACTATTGCCGTGTTTTCTAAACATGATTTATTCCTTATGCAACTTGAGATGATAAAACGCCCATTTGCCAACTGGCGGCAGTTGAAGACAAAGCAGAGCCAGTTTTAATCACAATATCGTGACTGTTGGCGCTTTTGGAAATACCCAATTGTGCAGATGACGGGCTTGCGGTTGCGGCAACAGTAGTTGGAGTTATCCCAAGAAATGTAATTGAACTGCTTAAATAGCTTGTGAATACTAAAGCCCCGTCACCATTTCCAAGAGCAATCCAAAACAGTTTGGCGCTTGTGCCTAAATTAATTGTGTATGTAGTGCTATTAACGGTAGTTATGCTTTCATTGTTTGCAATTGCGGTTGGTTTAATACCCGCCGCAGTTGTTGCGCCTCTTTGAACAAAGACACCGCTGGAGTCGATACGGGCACGCTCTGTGTTGTTGGTATAAAAAGTTTGAAAATAATTTGTTGCAATACCCCCTAAACGCACTTCGCCAGTAGCTGTATTTGATGAAAACACCGCTGTTGGCGATCCACCGTTTGCAACAATTTGATACCCAACAGTTTTGTTTATTGAGTTTTCTCTGGCCCAAACATAAGTGCCGTCTGCTAAATAAACTTCTAACTTTGCCCCCGGCGAACTCGTCCCAATACCCACGTTGCCTGCGCTGGTGATGCGCATGCGCTCGGTGCCACCAGAACCTGTGCCAAAAGTCAAAAAGCCAGCGGATGTTATTGCTTCTAATTTAAATTCGTCAGTGGATTGGTTAAAAGACAATCCGCCCAAATCTGCGGTGTTTGTTGCACTTTGAATTCTTAAAATAGTCTGAGCGCCAGAACTGCTTGGATTTTTAATCGTCAGTTTTCCGTTAGAAGTTGTAGCACCAATACCCACGTTGCCGGAGGAGTCGATGCGCATGCGTTCAACAGAACTGGTCGTGTTTGTACCTGATCTGTTTGCGTTACCAAAGATTAACGATCCACCATCAGAGGACAGATATTGGAATGGCCGAGAGCCATCTGCTTGATCTAAATCTTCTAAATCAAATCGAGCAAGACCGCTGCCAGAAATTCTTGGAGCCATACCAGAGGATGTGTAATTAACGTGCAATGGCGCAACAGGCGAACTCGTCCCAATACCCACATTGATACCGCTTGCGGTGTATAGGCTTGTGCTGGTTAGGCGCAAGGTTTCTGAGCCTTCAACTCCAAAAAGTAATTGGCCGTTTAGTTTGTGGTTGAAAAGGCTAGCATGGTTTGCAAGTGTTGAGTGCCCTGAGCCATAAGCGGTCATTCTCAAATCACCGCCACCACCCGCGTTT